GGCTTCTGATACCGTGTTAGATACCCAATCTTGTAAAGCACAATTAAATAACACACGAGTATCGTTAAGTAAATTATAGTATTCATTTTTAGATAAATCCTCATAAATTGTTAATAGCCCACGTGCTTGCATATCTCTAGTACGAGCCATGTAACTATCATTATTTGATTTAAGTTTAGCGCCGCTAAAGATAGCAAACTCAACTGGCCTATTAGGATATTGCTCGTGCCACTCTTCAATCAAGTCCATGTAGAAGTCTGGTTGTTTTTCTTGATCCCACCGAGCCGCAAAGCCCACACGCATAGCACGTTGTTCAAATGGCTTTAGTTCTCCAACCACACGTGATCGTACTTCTTCCTTACCAAACGCTAATCCGCTAATGTTATAGATTGGACTTTCCCATCCAGCAACCTTCATGTGCATGACCATTTCTTCATTACTAGCCAATACACCATCAACAAATGAATCTACCATCTTTTCATACAAACCCATCCATTTGCTCATGCCCCATACGTGGACAAAATCGTCGGGATCGATTGACTGAGCCAAACACCGCACAAAAATGCGAGGGCGTAAATGACTTGGAACTTGATCGATGATGTACGGTAATGATTCGATACCTGGCTGAAACATGTCTTCAAAGTAAATAACATCTTCATTGGTAACTTCTCCTGCTTTCATCATACGCACTAGATTCATAAGTTGGCTCATGCCAAAGTATGTGCGTCCGTGTGCATCCAATACCTGTCCTGTAACAATGGCTTGATCATTGCTAAGGGTATCTCCGGGTACCAACACATAGTCAATACCACGACGTTTAAATACTGCTTCATTCCAGTCTTGTAACTGTAATGTATATCTTGCTTTGTAGGGCTCTAAACCCATGTACAATAGTTTTCTCATTCTTCTACCTTATCAATTCCGTAAAGATTCATTGGACCAATATGTCCGTATACTGAAAAACGAATAGCTTCACTTAGTGTCTTGAAGTATTTAGACACAAGTGTATCACCTGACAAATAATATCTTACCTTATACATTCTTTTTAAATTCTTCTACATCCGTAACTGCGGATTTTAGTGTTTCCGCATAATTAAGTGCCTGTTGTCGACGCATAACTATTGTGGATTCAGTATCAACATATCCTTTAGTTAGCAATGTCCAAATAGCATGCCAGCGAGTTTTACTCCACCAATTACTTTTTACAGTAGTGTAGATTGTAACACTAACTTCATGACTATCGGCTTCTACCCACAAGTGATGATCATGATCAGAAGCACCACATTCGCAAGCAACTCGGTAGACTTTTGAGTCACCCCAGTCGTTTGTTGTCATGATGCCTTCGGCCGGCAGTTGCGGTGCTAATTTCATTGTTGCCAGGGCCTTGGTTTCCAGTTGGTATCACGTGGCTTAAAATCCTTGCGTTCACGCTTGGGAGTACGCCATTGATCCCATGGTTCGCGACCCTTGGTCATCTTAATATACTCACCGTACGGAGTACGTTCGTTATACAAGTGCCTTTCGTCATACGGATAACCGTAGTTTTTACAAAATTGAAGATAATTCTCCAAATCTTCAAAAATTGTGTTTACTTCGGGTTTCATACGAAGATACTTAGTAAGCCATTCTTGGGCCATGATATTTCCTTAAATTACAATTGATTGTGATGGGCGAGTAAGACTATAATTAATTGAGCATCCATTCTCGCCGTCCTCGGACACTTCAATTATAACACAACGATTGGGATATCGTTGAGCAATTTGGACATATAAGTCATCTGCTATCATTTCGCAAGACTTATAGTTTAATTCTAATACGGAATCTTGACCGCTATACAACGCAATGAGCCATCGCTTGAACTGGATGAACTCGATGTCCCTGTCATTGTGGAACACATCGATTGACACCCGGAAGTGAAAGATATGGCGATGAGGAGTAGCAAGAAAACTAACATCATATTCGTCATTCGTTGCCAGTTGCGGATCAGTTGCCGCTGCCGGATAGCAATGAATGCCTTCCTTTTGAAAGGTAACCCAAATTTGTCGTTTAGCGGCGTCTTTAACACGTTCTATTGTTTCTCTTTGTTCTTGGTTCATGTTATTCAAAGTTAAAAAGTTTAAGGGAATCTCTCATGGCAGAGATAGTGAGTATTTGTTTCATTGCGGTATCTGTAATGCGATATCGGTAAGAGTTGTTGTGATTGTATCCATCAAGTCTTGCCCAACCACAAGAGCTTGTAATTGTTTTAGCACGATTTCCTTCAATTACTTGAGCACGTAAATTTTCATATGCGGCTTTTAATCGATTTTGTATATCGGGTATAGCCATGTCTACAATCTTTACATCAACCACTTCTTTAAAGATTGGATCCCAAGTAATTTGATTTTGATTTTGTACTTTGGGGTAGAAACCGGAGTCTTCAAAATTAGGAGTATCAATGATATCTGGTATAGTCATGGAGCCAACTGTATGGTCGGCTTTGCTACCTTTTTTGCGAGTTTTGTTATCAATGTTATACTCGGGTAAGTCAACACGACCTTTAGGATCAATAGTATGACCTTTACGCATCATTTCTGCGTCAACCCATTGCCCTATGTCACAGTCGTTACGAATTTCTGGAATTGGTGTTGATTTTTTGATGTTATCTTTAATAACGCTTACTCGAGCCTGTTTCATTTTATCACTTCGTCTTTAGTGTACTTTGACCAATCCGTAAATACTTTACGGTCCCTTAATTCGTGTAAACTGTGACACCAGACTCCGGGATTAGTTGCCGCAAAGTCTTTGTCATCGAGTTTAATTGTAGCATTATATCCTAGCATTTGTACATAGGGCAATTTAACCGAAATCATTGGAATAAAGTTATTGTACTCAACCAATGGGCTTTCGACTAAACCTTCTACACTTTTAACATCCAAGTCCAACGTACACAGAAATCCTGCTTGCAACGATTCAGTAATCATATCTTCCCAGCGCCGCCATTCTTCGGCATCATTAACCTCTGGGTTAGTAAAACTTTGGTTGGCACCAAAATAGATATGTGTACAATCACTATTTTTGGCTAGAGTTGTAACAGTCTGCTGGTCCTGTACTCCTACTACAAATAGGGTCTTATGTCCGAGTGCCGGACTGTGTTCAATTTCTTTACCAAGAAAGAAATCAATTTTCTCGTGACCTTCTCTATTCATATTAATCCTAATGACGTAATGTAGTTTGTATTATAGCAATTTCGTCTTTTAAACGCAATCTCTGTTTCTTCAAATCTTCAATCTTTAAATCATTAAAGATACCCGTTTTTTCCATTGTATCGATTGCCTTGTCCAAATTTTGATGCTCTTTGATCAAATGTTTTAAATGGTTTTCGGTATGAGTTGTCATTCATTCTCCTAGTTGTTCAAGTTTAGATTCGTCAAATTCTTCTTCGGGTTCATCAATACTATCTGTTAATGTAAACAGCGTATCAAACATTGTGTGCGAGTTTAATGCCTTCTTACCTTTAAAGCCACGTGTGCCTACAATTTCCATCCAGTATGTACTGTACATTTCAATGATTTCCATTGATGTTTCTTTGTCTGGTGCGGCAAAAATTGCTTCTACCAGTTCTTCAAAATACTCTCTACCAGGGCCACTGCTACGCATCATAGCAGGATGTTCGCCCGCATCAAATCTACGATTGGCTTCTTGTACTGCGGTCAAGTGCATCCAAACATTATGACCCATTAGTAAAGCATAACTAAAACTATCCCAAGAAGTTTTGCCCCATTTACCATTTTTGTTTAAGTCCGGTAGTACATCGTAATTTTCGGCAACCAACCGATTTTCAACTGTATCTTCAACACCAGCTTTGAGTACTCCGGGTTTATAGATACAAATATCTTTCATCTCAAACATGTCACTAAGTGGACTATTTTCCCAGCGCGGATAGATTCCATCAGCAACTACTCCGTTGCTCCACTTACGTGTGTCGTTGGCATATTTTTTGTCATCCGCAGACGGCGCCATACGATATGACCATTTGCCATTGTCGGGGAAGACGTTTTCAAAATATACTTGACCGTTAGCAGTAGCAAGGAAAGGACTAGCACAATCAAAACTAATAGTGAAAGAAGGATTAACATATTTTCTTACAGCTCTCTGAATAACGGTGAGCAATACTGCCCATTCTAATTTACTTGTACCCAAGAAGTGCATCCAATCATGAACGCCTTCTTGTAGTAGATTATCGTATTTTAATGTAATAAGACGCCTTAGTACCAGGTGTACATCACACATGTTCTGCCCACCCATCGACCAGCCGTTAAAATGCGTGTCTGGATACTTGGCCGGATCACAATAGTCTTTCATTAACTCATACCACTCATCGGCATCTTTATGATTGGCACCCTGTAGTACGTTAAGTACTTTCATTCCGCCGTTCTTGATACCTTTGCGGTGTTTCATAAAATACTCGTTGTTAAACTTTGTAGCATCTACAGCTTCTTTGAGAGTTGTAATTTTACATTTTTCGCCAGCATTCTTATCGTGGATGACCCAAGTTGGAATATCAAGAGTCATACCATAGTCAGCGATGCCGTCCAGCCAAGCTAAAACTTGTTCACGTTTTTTCTGGGCCTTCGGGCAACCTGAACCGGCTTTCCAATCGCCTTCCCATAATCCTTTGGCAATCTGGAATCCTCCAGAGTCACCTAGCATTAGTGTGTTGGGATCACGATTTCGAACCATATCCTCTGACCAATCCGGCTTGGTGAGGTCTAGGTTAGCATGGCCGCCGGAGTAAAGCGACCATTTATATGGGAACAACGACTTGGTAGGATTTAACCAATTCATCTGTTCCATATCTGTTAGGCCCTGCGGGAAACGAGCAGGGTCTACATAAGCTTCGTTGCGTTGCTTGCCTATAAAGGTAGCATAGAAACCACTAATAGCCGGGAGAAACACAGCGTAATCATTTTGTTTTGCGGTTAAGTTATCTTGATCCATAGAATTTCACTGAGTTAATTAGTTCGTAGTCTTCGTTAAAATGATTTTTAATTTTGTCTAGGTATTTAGAATTTTTTAGTAATGGATCAAATATTTTTTTAAAATCGCTACGTCTAGCATCACCGTCTTTGCGGTTTTCAGTAGTATGCTGATAGTTATATCTATTGTATTTGTTATCAAACCCTTGCTCTTTTAAAAATTGACTAAAACAATCTCTATAAGTTGAGTCACACCAAAACCAAGTTATATTACGATGACTAAGACCATCTATAAAATAAAATTGTTTTTCTGTGTGATCATCAAGTGTTAGCTGATCCATTAAAAAATCATAAAATGCTGTATTGAATTGCGTTACATCAATATCTGAATGATACAATGTAAAATATTCGCATACACCACTTAGCCAACGTTCTACAGGATCACGCAGTATAACCATTGCTTGTTTATTATACAGTCGGTCTTGGTGATAATTATAATCTTCCCATCCCCAATCCTTTAAGTTAGGTTTTGTCCACGAACTAGCATTCTTTGGAATGTTAACATACATTAAATCTGTTGCGTCACTGGTCATACAACTACCAAATGTATGACCTTTGTAATCCCAACGATTTAGTAAGCCGTGTGTACCTAACTTAACTGGAATAAACATTACTTCGTTTGTGCTGGTAACAAATAGTGCCAAACAGCAATACCGGAGTCTACAGTAATTTCAGCAACACCTTCGTCACTGATCTTAAATGTTTTGTCACCTGGTAAGCTAAGAATAGTGTTTACAACACCAACTGGCCAATTCATTTGTTTGCTTAATGAGCCACCAGTTGCTGGAGCAAACACAAAACTACCTGCGTGTGAGCTATGATCTCCAAAGAAAACCTTTAGGTCACCGTTTTCTGTCTTGGTACTAAATGTAGTAGCATCTGAATGTACCATTGCTTGAAATTTAAGTTTCTGGATGCTTGCGGCAGTTGGAACAATGTCTACGTTCCACTTAACTTGTTTTTTCATACTAACGTTCTTTAATTGATCGTTAATAACAGCAGTACTCATAAAACGATAGTCGTTTTTAAAGTCTCCTGTTTTGTTTTCAAAATGTACACCAGCCGGTTCGTTGTTCTGTTGTGTTACTGTAATCTTAGCATCTTCTTTGTATTCTGGAATACCAAGAATTGTGTTAAGACGATCTAAGTTTGGCATACCAAAAGTGCCAAGAAACTCAGCAACTGGTGCCTTGAATTCAGCATTAAGAATAACCTGCTTGTTAACTTGATCAAACCCGTTAACTGCAGTTTCTGTAGCTGTGCCTGTAACTTTAATAAAGTTAAAAACTCCTAAGCCATGAGTGTGTTGTACAATGTCTAGTAAATAATCGCGCATAATGTTCTCCGTAATAGTGTTATTGTATAGATGTATTTAGAAAAAGTCAAACTGTTTGATAAATTAAAGTGGTTTAGGTTCTTTTGGTACCCAGCGTATTTCTACAGTATCAATCCATTCACCATCTTTAAATAATCTTCTGTGTTCCTCAACAGGATCGTAGTCAACCGGAATTCCCATTGGTTTACCTAGTACCTGATGTGCTTTTACAGTTTGTAGTGTCCCGGGCTTTTTAATTTCTAACCAAGATACGTTGGGTTCAAAATCAAAATCCCTTACTACTTCAAAGCCGTGTAATTCACACAAGGGCACAAGTAAACTTTTTGGCATATAAGTTTGACTAAACTTTTCTGCCATTCCGGCACCGCTTGGTGTGTCGCCGTCGTTGTAACTAAACATAAACACACCTCCTGGGCGCAATGCCTGGAACACTTGTTTTAGATAGTTCTTCATAGTATCTAAACTAACATAGTTAAAATATCCCCAACTAAACGCAAATCCAAACTGGCCTTGTGGTATTGGTGATAGATTATGATTTGTTAAATGATATCTACGTAGTCGGCGCAAAAACTCCTGCGGGAATTTTTTAGCAGTACTATCTAAAAACTCTTCGTGCCGGTCCATTACATACAATGGATCAGCGGCAACGAGATATTGAGTCCACTCGCCGTCTCTACAACCAATTTCCAGTGCTGGATAACGCCAGCTAGTGTATTGTAGTATTCGTTGTTTAATAGCATCCTCAATATCTTCTCGCATGTGCATTCTGCGAGTATTTCTTACAAACTCGCAGTCGCCGTATCTTTCTTCCAGCTCATAATTACCAGCAAACAATCGTTGTGTAATTTCATGTATTTGATCATTGATTTTTGTCAGCTCATCGCCCAGTTCTTCTCTAGGCTTGTCAACAATAGAAATAATCTGATCATAATGATACAGTAACGTGTTTATGTAATGCTCGTGTTCTGGTTCTAGTACAGGAACTTTAATTTTAATATTAGATATTTCGTTACGCAGACGTAGTAGTAAAATCTGCGCCTCAGACGCATCTACTGTATTCAATAGTTCTTGGCGAAGTGTGACTAAATCGTATAGTGCCATATCAACCCCAACTAAACAGTTCGTCAAACGTTGTTTTAATATCTGTGCTTTCGGCAATACGCCACTCAAGCACACCCAATAAGTTTTCTACCTTTTGATCTACAATACCCATTTCCATACTGTCTTGATCAAATGGCAAGTCTTTAAACCACTGCGGAATATGTGTTTCGTCTGTGGGATATCCTACGCTAGTAAGTCCTAATGGATTGTCTTTTAATTTACACACAATGGTTTTCATACCATCAATGATGGCCATGGAATAATTATCTCCATGCATACGCTTTAAGTTATTCCAGTTCATTGCGGCACGGACGTGCCCGGGCATATTTGCTTTGCCCAGTCGAGCTTCTTCTGCGGTATATTTGGTTAGATTGTTCACACGCTTGGGTGTGCCTTTTTCCCAAGCCGGGCGTTCGGCAAACAGTAATTTAAATTCTTTAACTTTGGCAATGACCTTTTCTCTTTCGTCTCCGTTGCCAGTTAATACATCCATTAAGATTTCACTTAAGAACTCTTGAACTACTTTGGGAGTATCACTACGTTTAAGATCGAGGCCCATGGCTTTTACTTTGCCCGGCTTGCCGTGTGTGTCTAGGCGTACACCTTCGTTGTCAAATATTAATACAGCATAACGCTTTTTCTTAATAAACAAACCTTTGCTGGCGATAAGTTCACGACCCGCGGCAATAATAGCACCCATGTCTCTTGGGCAATGACAAGCTCGTTCCATAAACGCAGGAAATGATTCATTAACTGATTCGGCAATGGTATCGTATAACTGTACACAAGTTTCCCTGTTCCATTCCATTGTGCCTCGGGCTACTTCCTCTTTGATTTGCGGCCAGGCTGAGAAATAGACCGAGTCCGTATCCCCGTAAATGATGCTCGCCCCGGTGTGGTCATACTCGCCCGTGATAGCTTCGTTGACATGTGCGTCCATGTGCTTGGCAATAATACGGCCCGTAAGTGTCGTACTCTGGCCAATCCTCTGGTCAAAGAAGCGGCAACCCGGGTTGAGAATAGCCCCGTATAGCGAGTTAAGGTTAATTTTTTTAACGAGTTGCCTTTTGTCCCAGAACGCTGTATCTTCCTTAGATGTTGCGGCTTTCTTTTTAGCTTGCATTTCTTTTCGTTCGGCATACCACCTTTCTAGTAGCCCTGGGACTACACCTTTCATATCATATTTAAAGATAGTACCATTGGCACTTAGAGTCCAAGGTTGTCTACTATCAAATATCAATCTCCATACATCAGCGGCACTATGTACAGTACTGCCGTTGTTACCTTCTTCCCAGTCGATAGTTATTTCTGTACCAACTTCCATATTCATAACTGCTTGATACTCCAGGGTACCAAACATATTTTCCCACGCATCAGCAAAACTTGAACCACCGGACATCTTTTCTTTGATGTAGTGGTCTGTCATTATTGGCCGTAGTTGCCCGACAATCGTTTCTGGTCCCATGTTAAGGGCTCTAATAGCCGAGGGATAGAGCGAGTTAAGGTCAATTGCTCCGATGTATTCGTGTATGCCTTTTTTGGGATAAGCAACATAGGCACCTGCGGCTTGGGTTTCTCCTTGATCATCTCGACTTCTCCTGTTAGGTACAATCATACCACGTTGGTGTGCTTCATTAATGATAGCTTGCTCAGTTACAGCAACCGCACCCATTGTGGTTGGTAACAACACCGTATTGTCATGAGCAAGTTCGTTAGCTAGGTCAAGGAAGCGTAGCTTCTTATCTAACTTTGCTAACAGCATGGTATCTTGTCTGTTGTAGTCAATGAACTTTTCAAACTCTTTATTATAGAGTTGGTCCAGTGTGCCTTCATATGCTACTTTGCTACCGACTTCTTCGTACTCGCCGATAGCATCCAATGAATAGGAGTGCCGTTCTTCATATGTGTATTTGCGATACAATTGCATATAGTCCATATGAACACGACCAATTAAGTCAAATGTTAGATTTTCTGCCCCAAAGCGTTCGAATGTGCGTTGCTTTGGAAATTGTCCCCACAGGCATAGTCTGCGTGTATCATCTTTACTTAATACACGATGTATACGCATTGTGGTATAGGGAATATCATAGCCTTCTGAGTTCCAGCCGCTTAGGATGTCTGCGTCTTGAATCAAATCTAAGAATGTATTAAGCATATCTGCTTCTCGTTCAAACAAGAAGCAGTTGTCAAACTTATCGCAAATCTCTTGTGCGGTTTCCCACGAATAACTCTTGGGTGGGACCACCATGGTGACCATTTTATCCATCCAGTCTAAGTACACTGAGATACTTGTAATAGGATTAAATGGATCTTCGGGTTTTGAGTAGCCACGTTCGGGGTCAAAGTCGACCTCAATGTCGAAAAAGGCTGTGTGTAGTTTCGGGGATTGGGCGCCTAGATAGTTATCTTCTAAACAACGGAAGATGGGATTAATATCACTTTCCCAAAGGCGCTTGTTGGAATTGATACGAATTTCTTTATGAAATTCTTTTGAATTACGTGTACTGAATCTATTTACAGGTGTGCCGTAGATAGTGTTAAACTTTCCACGCGGATCATCGTAGTAAAAGGTATAGTTAGCCGGATACTCTTTGTATACACGCTCACCATCAACACGTTCTACCACGTGGATACGATCTTTGTCGCGATCAAACAATGCGTCAATATATGACATTTACTCTCCAATGTGTAACTTTGAGCTTACACTTACTCTACATGTTCTTAAGGCGAACGACTCCATACATTATACTAATTAATTATCATTCTAGCAAGAGCTATTAGATCAATTGTGCTCAAAAGCAAATAATTTGCTACCATGCCAAACGATCCTCTAGTCCATGCCGCCCAACAATAAATTATACATCCTGTGATCCAAAACGGGTACATAAGGATCAACGGTGGGGTTGGTACTGTTAACATCATAGCAATACTACAGCCAATGCTTAAACACCATGCGAACATTTCCAAGCAAAAACGCATTGGCCATGTTCGATAATCTTCTTTGGCATAGTGTAAACTATTACCAAACCACCCAACGAATAAATCAATCAAAGTGTTTTACCTACTGTTTCGAGAATTGTATTCAATTCCTCGTGATCAGCATTAGTGTCTGTTAGTTTAGACTTTTGTGCGATCTTAATTGCTTTTTTAAGAATAGCTGGTTTGATTTCCATTTCTTCAGCAATAGCTTTAACTGTATCGCTTAGACCAGCATTAAGGTCTTCGATTTCTTGTAGTACCGAAACGCCTTCGTTGATGATTTGTGTGAGTTTGGCTTTTTGTTCGCCGCTAAACATACGTGGACCTGACATTTAAATCTCCTAGTTGAAAAACATATTATATACTACTTAGTTTGAAAAAGCAATGATATTTTGGAATTATTGCTCACTTTAAAAACGCATTCCGGGGCACGACTCCCATACGTTCTTGCCCAGCAGCCGGGCAACCCTGAAGTAACCATAAGGTCCTAAGGTAGGGTGTTCTTTTATTTCTTTTTACCACTTTTCATATTGGCACACCAGTGATACATTTTAGCCTTTTCGCCCGATGCGTTTTTGGCTCGGGCACGTAGATCGGTTACCGAACCGTTACAACTAGCGCCAGCACGTTTTACCCGACCTGGGCGACTTTTGCCTTTGACTTTACCATCCGCAAAGTTTTCCGCTATTTTAGCATTCATACTTTTGATGTGCTTGGCATCACCTTGCTTTAATGAGTGTTGTAGATATTGTTCACCTTCGCCGGTAACATACCAATAACCATCGTCATCTACAATATAACCGTTGCTACTCAAACTATCTAATACATTATCATACTCTGAAG